CGCTAGATGAACTACGTCAAGCCAAGATTGAATTGGCAAAAGAGTTCTCTAGCGTACGCGAGTAAAACGTACCCCTAGCTTACCGCCACTGGTACCAAATTCGGCTTTGCCGATAATGCCTTGATGAAGGGCTGATTGCAGCCCTTCTTTCTTTGTTTGCTCAAGTTTCAGCGTTGGCACGAAAAAGCTCTCATGCCTAGCTGAAACACTCCACGGATAAAACACTTTAATCTTCCTCATCTTCCGGTGTTATTGGTCTTGTGATTACCATGACTCTTACCCGCATAGTAGGTCCACGTGTTTTAGATAGCATGTCCTTACGCATGTAGTCCACCTTGTATGTCGGTATCTTCTCTAAGCCTTCCTTCAAGTCGGAGTACCCGTAGCTGTGAGCTACGCAGTGTGCTTTGAGTAGATTCTCTTCAATATAGTAGTCAATATGGTTAGGCGTAATGTTGTGCTCAACACGCCCTGCAATATCTTTACGGGCTAAAGACTGGTCAATCTCCGTACCACCCCCGAGAGCAGCGCTTAACCTACCATCGCCTGCCTTCTTAATAACTACAAAGTTGCCATAGTACTCGCGTGTATACGCGTTAAGAATGTCCTCAGGTGAGCGTTTGCTGCCATAGATAATACCGCGAGCATTATGCACCATCTTACGTAAAACTTCAACAATAGGCACGATGGGGATGTCGATTAAGTTGGCGTAGTCTTTGCCAAGGATTTGCATAATAGTGACGATACAGGCGTTACCTGCAGTCCAGTAGCGTTCGTCAGCGTTTGATTCAAACTCTTCCTTGATTTTCTCTTGGTTTTGTTTGAGCAAGCGTTGTGCTATTTCACGGTTAGCGACTAACCAACGGATAAGTTCTTGACCTACAGCGCCGTAGTTTTCTTTGAGCAAGCCAAGCGTGGTTTCTTCCTGTGGTGACCAATACAACTTCTTGTTGAGCTTAAGCTCCAGTATGCGGAACATCTCGCCCTGTGACGCATGCTTACGTGAACCCGATAAGAAGTCCATAACGTGCGTGTTAGATGAGAGAAGAACCAACAACTTCCATGTAGTTGTATTGATACGCTCTTCGTTAGAGCCCTGCTTCATGCGGTCTTTGCCCTTACCTTGAGTCAAGTCAAGGAGGAACTCAGGCAACCATTCAAAGTCATCACGGCTCTTGCTAGTCGTCTCGTCAATAATAAACGGCAGACTGTTTAGCAAACCTTGACGTTGCTGCGATGCAACAATAGATGTACTCTGTGTTACACGATACTTCTCAGGGTGTCCGAAGAAGCTAGCCGCCATTTCTAGTGCAAGCGATTTACCTGTACCTGAATCAGACGAACCTAAGTGATATACGCAACCGTTGAACTTGGTAAAGTTCATTAGCAACGAAGCTGGACCAACCAAAGACATAGCCAAGAGCTCAAACTCACCCCTAGCAATCAGTAGATTAAACACCTTGCGCCAGTTTTCTACGGTGCCAACTGGTCTAGCCGACACGTTGATGTTCTCAAGTGCAGGGGTCGGTACGTAAACTTCTTTGCCGTTAGGATAAAAAACTGTGCTGTTATACACAAACGTGCCGTCTTCTTGCCAACCGCAACTATTCGGTACACGCACTGCTCTCTTGTTGGCGCTGATAAATTCTACGCAACCACGGATGTATTCAAACAAATACTTGTCGCTACCTGACCCGTATGACGCAATGATGTTTTGGTTAGCTAATGCCTTAACTGTTTCGTCTTTACTGACAATCGACTTCTGCGGTAGCAGAATATCAACTGCACCTTCGGGGCGAATCGCCTTCATGTGAACCAAGTGGTCGCCGTTAGAGTTAAGCACGTCCATGGCAAACAAGTCGTATGGAAGTACCATGACCTGCTTGCGCGTTTTCTTGCCATCCTCGTCGTCCATCAGCTTGTCCATAAAGATACCGCCGTTAGCGCCGTAGCTAAAGTTTTTAGGTGGCGTAGGGCGGGTTATGGTTTTCGGTGCAGCTTCTGGTGTATGTTCGAACGTCTCTAAAACAATTTCTTTAGGCGCGTTATCGACCTTGATTTCTCTACCCAAGGCTAGTGGGTTAGTGATTTTGCCGTAGTGTGGGCACTGCTGGCATACACCGGGGTTGCATTCATCCAATTTGATGCAAGAATAGGGCCCCTTGATGGCATACCACTTCTGATTATGGCGCTCTCTGTCGTATGGGTGTAGTTCGGACAGGGCTAAGCCTTCTTCCTTACCATCCTCGCAGAACTTAGCTATGCTGAGCACACCACGCCACAACGGCTCCATACCATCATCTGTTGCGTTATTACGGTAGTGGTTAATCTGACCGCACTTGTCCCCGATAGTTTTAAAGAATGTGACTGAGTTCTCCAGTAGCTTTACGCTATTTGCATTTGGAGGCAGTTTTGGGCGATTTCCGGGGAGTTGTAGCTGGGGTACCTCAGAGTATGCCATAGACCCAATAGCGTCTTTTAGGTGGGTAGAAATGGTTTCTAGGTCAAATACGTCACCGACCACCTTAATCACTACAGGACGTGGCTTCTCTTGCTTGTAGTTATGCGTGTCAGGAACACGTAAGACGCGAGCAGCGTCACCAGTAACCGCAAAGTCAACCTTGAAATTAAGCTTCTTGCAAAGCCTTTTTAAGTTCTCTGCAACAGGTTTCCAAACAGGGATATCTACTTCTTCGGCTAGTGGGAAGTAAACGTGCAAACCCCCACCACTAGAAACAATCCATGGTGAACCTAGTTGGTCAAGCCCGCTCTCATTTAAAAAAGTCGTGAGTGCTTGGGCAGCTTCGCTTTTCTTTGGGTAGTCCTTACCTGCGCCACAATCAATATCAATAAACAAAGAGCGCATCTTGACTGCGTTCTCTGCCGTGCGATTCTTTTCGTTGAATGTTGCTAGAGCATAAAAGGTGTTGTAACCCTTATCATCAAATGCTTTGGCAGCCGCATACAACTCGTCAATCGTATTAACGAATACGTGCTCTCTTTTTGCTGTGCTAAGTTCAACGGCGCAATAAACACCCGAAGTCGGTAGCACAGTCGCTAGGAATTCCTGCGACGTCATGTGGTACCTCTCGAGTTATAGTTTTTGGGCTAAGCGTTTAATTAGTTCAAGCTGGTAGGCTTGCGGTAGTTTCTGTTCCTGCGCCAATCGTTCTGAAAAGGTAACGAGTTCTTTATCGGTTAATGCTAGTGGGTTCATTTTGATTTCTCGCATTTTCTCATCGCCTCTTCGGATGTTTGACTTGATTGTAGGATGTTCAACAAAGACTGAACTCGCATTCTATACGCAGGCGTAACGTCAGTGCCGCTGAACCAGTTGTATACAGTTTGTCTTGTTGCGCCAGTAAACTTCGCAATTTGTATTACAGGGAAATCTAAATGTATTGCCCAACGCCCAAGCTGATTCCCTAAGGTCTTCGGCGCCGCTTTTGTTGTACGTCTAATGTCGTCTGAGTAAGCCATATTATTCTCGTTATGTTAGGTGAATGGGTGGGGGAGTATAAGCTCACGTTGCAGTTTCCTGAGTGCCGACAACTGCTAGGCTTATACGGCTTAAACGGCCTGCCTCCCCCGAAACTGATTACTCGTCGTCCCACTCATCAACAGTCTTAGCGAGATTGCTTGACTCTTTCTTAGGCACCGCAGTAGATTTAGGTGCAGGCTTACGCTTCTCAGGCTCGTCCACAACTTCGTCTTCCTCAGCTTCTACCTTAGGGGCTTTAGCTTTAGTAGCTGGCTTAGCGCCTTCTAACTGCAACGGCTTGTCAGCAGGTTTAGAAACTGACATTGTTACTGCCATCTTAGCCTCAGGTGTTTGACCTTTATCAACCGCAATAGCGTACTCGTCATCTTCTAACCAACGAACAGGTTGGAAAAACAACTTAGGCACCGCGGCTTTTGTATCAAAACGTAAGCGGGTAACCAATGTCTCAGGGTTAATGTTCTGCGCCGCTAAGTAACGAGCGTAGGCTTGTAGAGGGCGCTTGTCTCCGTCTTCTTTACCGAAGATAGATGTTGCGGCTAGGGTCAACTGCATTACGTCACCAGCAACATCGTTAGCCAATACAACTGCTAAACGTTGAGAGAAACGGCATGCTTTTGATTCGCCTTGACCTGAGCCCTTAACGTTCATTGGGCATGATGCGCAGTCGTGTGCCTGTGGTTCTTCAATAGATGCGTCAGGTGTATCGCCGTTGGCTGACCAGCAGTCAGGACCTTTTGTCTCGCCCTCAACGTATTGACCTGCGTAGAATGTACGGCTAATTTTTGGTGCCGCATTAACAATAACCACATCAAGGTGGCGGTCGTCAATAGAAGTAATCTCTTTACCATCAGCCACCAAGCGGAATACACCGCCTTTGATTGAGATACGCTTGCTACCACCACCGCTACCTCCACCTGTAAGGCTCTTGGCTAGTGTTGATAGTTCACCCTTGCGTGCAAATGCGGGTGCTTGTGATGCATTAAAGTTGGCTAATTCGCCCATGTTTATGATTCCTTATTTAGTTGGTTTACGAACGGTTACTGCATACTCAGACATAGAATTCAAACCTGCGGGTACAACCCCTGGGTTCTCTTCCAAGAACGTTGACATGTTCTTCTGCGCTATGCGCTTCTCAAACAAATCTAACGCGTCATGCTCCACAACAAACTGCTTGAATGAATCCCAATCGTCTGTGTAGTAGCGAGTCTTTTGAGACAAAATTATAGTACCTTCATCGGTGCGAACCGAGTTGATACCTGACGCCAACATTTGGTCTTTCATGGCGCTTTTAATCTCATCTTGTTTGGCTTTAAGCTCTTCAAGCTGTGTCTCGTAGGTGAGAGTAAGCTCTTGAACCTTTGTGTATATCTTACGATACACACGTGCTAGTTTATCTAGCGGTATTACATCCTCTTCGTTTGGCATTTTCTGCTCCTTTGTAAAGTATTTTACATCATTAGAGACGGGTGTTCAACCCAACATAGGGTTTTTCTTAGGAAATAATTTCATCCCTATACAGGCTCAACAAGAGGTCGTGTCCTTCAACACGTTTCTCAAGCTGTTTGAACATACGCTTCTCTATTTCACTGCCTTGTAAGTGTATCACTGTGACGTTTGTTGAGTTCTGCCCAATTCGGTCGGCACGCGCAATACACTGCAAGTAGGTTTCAACAGACATAACTGGTCCATAAAAGACAACAGTGTCCGCCGCTGTTAATGTTACACCATGTGATGCTGCTTGTGGTTGAATAACTAAAACTTTAGGCTTATCAGTAGTTTGGAAGCGCTTGAATATATCAGTGCGCTTGTTAACACCAACATCACCATGAATAACTTCGCACTCAACATTGTGCTTTATTAAAAAGGTTGAGATAGTCTCAATGCTGTGTCTGAACGGTGCAAAGATAATAACCTTACGGCTAGTCTCTTCAAGAACTTCTAGCAACACGTTGAGGCGTGGTGCGCAATCAAACTCCACAACTTCTTTATCGTCGGTATACGCCGCACCTGCACTTATCTGCAACAGCTTGCTAACGCCTGCGGCGGCATTAACCGCTGAGATTGTTTCGCCTGCAGCCTGCACTAGCATGCGCTCCTTAAGCATTCTGTAATACTTAACTTGTTGCGGTGTCAACGGCACTTCGCGTGTCTCTGTAAGCACTGGTGGCAAGTCGGTGCACTCTTCTTTTGTATACCTAATCGCAGGTTGCAACGCGTCGTACACATCTTGTTGTGCATTAATCTTCGGTGCCCATTTAAACTTTGTAATCTTGTTCATTACTTTGTCACGCCATGCAGTAGCAAACTTAGGCACGCCAGTAGGATTAACTAGCTTAGCTAAACCATAAGCATCAACAGGCGACTGCGATGCAGGTGTACCCGTCATCATCCACAACATAGTGTCAGGTTTAAGAATCTTGTTAAGCGACTTCCACCGTTTGGTGCTTGAGTTCTTGTATGCGTTTGCCTCATCAACAATCACTAGGTCAAACCTGCCGTCATTAACAATTTCTTCAGCAATCAAGTTCAAGCCATCGTAGTTGACCACCACAAACTCGTAGTCACCTTGAACCATCTCAATACGACGTGATGCCTGCGTATGGTGTGCCGCAATTACAGACCTGTGGATGATGCTCTTACCAACACTACTAATCCACGCGTCGTGCATGATTGACAGAGGGCATAGAATTAATACACGTCGTACATGCCCGAGCTTCATCAAGTAGTCTGCCGCCCATAGCGCTGAGAAAGTCTTGCCAGTCCCTGGGTCGTTGAACACAAAGGCACGTCTGTGTAGCGTCAAGAAAGATGATGTATCAATCTGATGTGCAAACGGCTTGTGCCGACCGGGCCAACCATACTTTGCAGTAATGGGCGACGTCAAGTTCTTAACACCTAGGTTGCGGAGCACACGCGTTTCGTCTAGCCCCCAATACACAGCTACTTCATACGTACCATTATCTTCGCTGACTATCTTGCTTCTTGGTATAACGCTGTACTTGTCAGGGTTGCGAGTTTTAAAAAGCAACGCTTTGTTTTCTATTATTTGCATTATTCAATAATCCTGTATACGCAGTGGTACTGATTTACAAACGTGTGCTTCTCTAACTTGTTGGCGCCAACTAATCTAATCAAAGTCAACCGCCAAAAGTCATCATCCATAAACTCTTGTTCAGCAACCCATTGAGAACCCCAACGTGCTAGCCACATATCCGCCAAAGAAGAAAGAGGTGCTTGCATAGCTTCATGCTTGAGGTCTTCTTCTCGCAACGGCTTATAGCCGATTGTTTGTTGAATCGGCTCAGGTATTGACACCGAAGCTAAAGGGGTGTTGTATACCTGCCTAAATCTCTCAAGCGCTTTAGCGTAGTCATCATCGCTTATACCCATTATTTAATCGACCCATCTGATTTGCGTTTGTATGAGCGGTTAGCGGTGGCTGGTACGGCTTTGAGATTTGAGCGAGTTGTTGTACCACCCTTGCTTAACGGCTTCTTGTGGTCTACGTCTTTGCCATCACCCTTGTGCACCACACCCTCACGCTCCAACATACGGCGTGCTTTGTTGCGTTGTGCTCGCTTCTTCTTAACGACTTCTGTGCCGTCGTAGTTAGCGTATTCTGTCTTGTAATCTCTTTTTGTTGCCATGTCTATCTCCTAGTGCTTGGGGTTAAATTCACAACTCTTTACCTGACACCAACCACATAACGGTGTTTGCGTCGGGTTCCATACGTCATTGTCCATGCATTGTGCAAGCTTGGCTACCCTCTCTCGATAACGCCACCAGTGGAAATCCTTCTCCTCTACGGTCATCGTTTGCGTAACGATGGAGTTCTTCACAACGAATATCAGAGCAGAGTTAACTTGGCGTACATGTGGGAAATGAGCAAACACCATCAAAGACATCAGGATTAACTGGTCTATGTCAGGGTATCTGTCGTTGCCCGTTTTGTAATCCACCACCTTAGCCTTGAGTCCATCGTCATCAATAATTACCAAGTCGGCTACACCACGCGCCCATACATCAGGGTCTTTAAAACCACAGGGTGTTAAGTCTTCCTTTACACCCATCTCAAGCTCACATAACTTGCGACCTGTTTTCTTCTTAAGTGCATCCAGCGTGGGCTGAACAAACTCAAACTCTTTGGGTAGTGGTACGTTATCTCGTACATAATGCTCAGCCGCTTCATGTACTTGTTTACCATACAGCGTATGCACAGTGTCTGTGAACGGATAGTTCTTCAACACTTTAACTTCGTGGTAGCGCCTAGCACAACCCTCAAAGTCTTTAAGCCCTGAGTGTGACCATT